ACAAGTCTACATTGATAATAACCAAATGGTTTTGGTATCATAGGTCCTATTTTACAATGAGGACATTTCACGCTCACACCTCCCACAATATTCAGGAGGTGTCTTGTGCCAGGAGCGATCATAACGGTATGTCTTTCTACAATTCATACAGCTGTAGAATCGCATTCAGAAGCACCCACAATCCATGGGCCAGCAGTACCTGCAGTTTTTGTATTCAAGATTGAATCCAGTAATGGAACTCGAACAATAACAGTTCGGCCCAATACCATCATAACCACACTCTGGACATTCTTCCATATAGTGTGCTAATGGTCTAGGTTTATTATCAGTGACGACGAACATGTTCGCTTAATCAAATAAAGAATATCCGAAGGCGAATATTGCGGCATCTGGAATTGCCAGAAGTCCAACAGCGATCACATCTCCAAACGGGAGTGGACCGTCTGCAGCAACTAATACTGGAACAGCAGCATAAACTGATGCGACTGCAGCAAAGCCAGCAATTGTTGGAATCAATTTTGATTCTCCTGAGGACTGTAATTGTTTCACAGTTTCTTGAACCGCTCTGGTAAGCGGTATCTTAGCATTAATTTCATTAAATTTTGTAGCTTGTCTCCAGGTGTCGACAGTTAAATTTCCATGAGATGGGTATTTCATTGAACCCACTCCTTTCCACATGCGCAGATGCAATGTGTAAGTTTTAGATCATCCAGGTAAAATTCCCCGATGTCAGTTCCATCGCAATGGTCACATACCATTAGGATCATCTCTTAACTCTGCGAGTTTTCTTTTTAGCAGCTACTAATTTCTTAGTAGACTTTTTCTTGTCAGTATATCTATATCGAACAAGTTTGCCGTCTTTCTTGAAAGACTTTCCATAATTGTAAGCCATTATGCACACACTCCTGCACCGTAATTAAGGACTTTATCAGTAATTCCTAGGAAGTGCGTAAGAATCAATAGTAAAAGATACTCTATTCGATTATTTTTAATGTGATCCATTGCAGATGCTACTTTAACAGTAGATGCTGCAGTTTGAGGAATTTCCATTCAGAACTCCTCCATTGTTTCGCACAGGTAACCACGATGGCTACCTGGTACGAGGTCGATTGTCACAACGTTGTAAGTTCCAATATCTCCAGTGGCCGATTGTTCCTGGAAGTCCAATCTAATCAATCCGCAAGGTGCGGTAAACGGTCCGGTGTTGAAAGTAGTAACACCAACCGTAGATGCATTAAGAACATAACCTTGAGTTTCAAGTTGGTTCATGTTATTTTGCCCGCCTGGATAGTCATCCTGGTCGTAAGGCAATTCGTGGTTTCGCAAAGTTGCATTATCAACCACTTCGGCGTTGTCGTTACCGACATCTTGCATTGAGCGCATCCAATTGTCTGCTGCACCAACATCCGGAGTTGCCGGATCAGGTGAATGAGGATATGAACGAGAATTCGCATAACCATCAATAATTCCTCGGCTCACGCCTCCATTATTATTTGTTCCAACCATATGCAAAGCATATTCTTGAGGATTTACAGTGCTACCTGAAGCATCAGCTTGTACGTTAGGAATAACGATTTGTGAGTGTTGCCACTCACCTAGATTAATCGGATCACCACGAATTAATCCAGGTTGATAAGGTCCAAGAGTTGTACCTGGACCCATCGTATAAGGAACTAGATTTGAAGCAAATCCAGCAGACACGTGATTAGTATCTGCAAATACTTTGAAATCTCTAAATTTGGCTACAGAAGACTCTGAACCTGATGAAGCAATTGCTTCATCTTGTTGATCTTTCCAGGCATGGAAAGTTTTCAACCACCCATTGGCCACAGCCCAAGAGTGAGGAATAGTATTCACATATGCTTGAGCTGGTATTACTCCAGCAGTTGGCAGCATAGAGATTTTAACGTTAGCTACAGCCCAATTAATTCCTTGTCTGTAGAATCGACGATTCAATGCTGAAGCACATTGTGATAGATCGATATATTGCTCTACACCATTCGCTGGCACAAAGAAGTGCATCTTCATTACTGCAGGTTGTAGAGCTCTTGCTTTCTGGTTATACTTTCGCTTAGCCATAAAGCCAGTGGTGTAGGACGGGGTTAATAAGTTCCCCCGTAGCCACCCAAGAAGCGAGTTATTCGCTCCGTTAATCAGGAATCGCAGTATACATGTACACCGGATTCTATCTTCTTAACCCTTCCACCGACAACGGCGGTTTAAGAATTAGTCACCCAAGATGTGTAACAATTAGCCTAGTTTCTGCATAAGCAGACACAGCGGATTAAAGAGACTTGTATCGAGTTCTGAAGGAACATACTTTAGATCAACAAGTCTACATTGATAATAACCAAATGGTTTTGGTATCATAGGTCCTATTTTACAATGAGGACATTTCACGCTCAC